TGGTGCGAAGTTCATTAGTAGTGCGTCTCACCTGAAATGGGTTTGGCCTACAGGCGAGGAATTATGGTTCCGCGTTATGAAGACCGAACAGGACTATTGGAACTATCACGGTCACGAATTCCCTTATATAGGGTGGAACGAACTCACAAAACAGCCAAACTCCAATTTATATGATATGGCAATGTCCCTGAACAGAACTTCATTTATCCCTGCGAAACATAGCCCGATAGATAGCACGACAGGCGAGCGTGATATAATGCCTGAAATTCCCTTAGTGGTATTCAGCACAACCAACCCCTATGGTGTTGGTCATAACTGGGTTAAACAACGCTTCATTGACCCTGCTCCACCAGGGCAAATTATCAAAATGACAAAAGAGGTTTTCAACCCTCGTACTCAGCAACGCGAAGAAGTAACAAAGACGCAGGTAAGGCTCTTTGGCTCATACAAAGAAAACAGCTACCTTTCCCCTGAGTACGTTTTGGAGCTTGAGTCCATTACAGATATCAACAAACGCCGAGCATGGTTGTGGGGCGACTGGGATATTACGAGCGGAGGTATGTTTGACGATGTGTGGTCAAGTTCCCATAACATTATAGACCCTTTCAATATCCCTCCGGACTGGAATATATTTCGTTCCTTCGACTGGGGTAGCTCCGCTCCCTTCTCCGTGGGTTGGTGGGCTGAAAGCAATGGGGATGACGTACTGTTACCCAACGGTCAATGGAAATCCACTGTTCGGGGTGACTTATTTAGGGTGGCGGAATGGTATGGTTGGAATGGTGTTCCAAATACGGGGCTTCGGATGCTTGCCACGCAAATATCAAAAGGGATAGTTGAGCGTGAATTAAAAATGGGTTGGTACGGAAGAGTGAAGCCTGGGCCGGCGGACAATTCGATTAACGACAGCGTGAATGGTAGCTGCATTGCCCAGGACATGGCTCGCAAGGTTACTATTAACGGAAAACAATATAAAGGCGTCTTGTGGACCCCCAGTAACAAGTCTCCGGGCAGCCGGAAGAATGGTTGGGAAAAGTTACGCATTGCAATTTTCAACGCTCAACCCGATGGCGGGGCTCGCGAGTTTCCTGGCTTATTTGTGTTCCGCAACTGCCAGGCTGGATTTATTAGAACCGTTCCCGTCCTTCCAAGATGTACAAAGGACCTTGATGACGTAAACACGGACGCGGACGACCATGTTGCGGATGAGGTGCGTTATGTTATACTTTCGCTAGGTTCGCGTTTCGTAAGTGGTACCACAACGGGTCACACCTAAGAGGATTTACAATGTCAGTTAAAAATGTTCACCCTTTGTTTAGTGCAATGGAAGAAAAATGGGAACGAAATGCGGACAGCTATAAAGGCGAAGACGCAATTAAAGAAAAAGGAACTGAATATCTTCCTGCTACTAGCGGCCAGAAGATGGACGGGCAGGGTACAGCGGGCACCCCAGGCCAGAACGATTATTTCGCATACAAGATGCGAGCTATTTATCCGGACATTTTCAAAGAAGCTGTTGAGGCAGCGATTGGCATAATGCACCGTGAAAGCCCTGTTATAACATTGCCCAAGGCGCTTGAGGGAATGTTGGAGAATTCTACCTTACTTGGCGAAAGCTTGGAAATGCTCTTGCGTAAAATTAACGCGAAGCAGTTAGCAACCGGCCGCCTAGGGTTGTTAGGAGATATTCGGAAATACAAAAATGAAGTGCGACCTGTTGTGGTCACCTACAACGAATTGTCCATTATTAACTGGGACGACACTTCCATTATGGACGAGGACGTCGATGTCCGTCTTGTTGTTTTAAATGAGTCCGGATTTGTATTGGACGAAGCTTTCAACTGGGTAAGTAAGGCAAAATATCGGGTTCTGGGCTTTGCAGACGAGGACGGCATACTTTCCCGTGAGGGTGTGTATGGTTCCGCGGTGTTCGACGAGGCTGACGAGCTAAGTGGTGCTGAGCTATTGATTCCGAACTTAATGGGCAAAACACTTGATGAAATTCCTTTCGTATTTGTAAACAGTAAGGATCTTTCCGGAACTCCCGATGCCCCTCCTTTGGACGGACTAGCTAAGGCGTGTTTGTCTATTTACAGAAGCGAAGCTGATTATCGCCAGAACTTGTTTATGCAAGGTCAGGATACCCTTGTTCGCATTGGTGTGATGGATACTGGGGATGACGAAGCTGTTCGTACTGGAGCGGGTTCGCGCATAGACGTTCCTGTTGGGGGCGATGCTAAGTACATTGGTGTCAGTTCAAACGGACTATCCGAGCAACGTACAGCTCTAGAAAACGATTATGCTCGCGCTTTACAAAAGAGCGGACAATTACTTGACGCCACAAGTCGTGCAAAGGAAAGCGGAGACGCTTTGCGAATTCGTGTAGCGGCCCAGACAGCAACCCTTCCACAAATCGCCAAGACAGGTGCTGCAGGTCTTGAAAAGATTCTTAAGATTATGGCCACGTGGTATGGTGCGAACCCTGATGAAGTTAGTGTGACACCTAACTTGAACTTTACTGATGCAGACTTAAATGGGCAAACGCTTGTTCAGATTATGCAAGCTAAAGGTCTAGGCGCTCCCATTTCACAAGAAAGCGTTCATGGGTACATGCGTGATCAGGGTTTTACGAAGCAGGAATATGACGTTGAAATGGGCCTTCTTGAAGCGGAGCCTCCTGCACCAGGTGGCGGAATAACTAGCCCGGTGGACGAATAAGATGGATATTGTGTACGCTACACCTGAGGAAAGTAAAGTTTCAAACGAAGAATTCCTGAAACGCGCCGAGGCATTAAGACGCCAAATTAAGGCTACGGGCGCGAAGTCTTCTGAAGGGGCTTATATAAAAGACGGGCAGGTGCGGAGCTTTGTTAATGGCTAATATAAGAATCAATAAGGAGCTTAGCTATAACCTTATAACAAAGGAGCAGGCGGAAGAAGTACAAAAGGCCTTTATTGAGGCGGCTAACTTAGCGAGCAAAGCAGCCAAGTTAGGCCCCAATGTAGATTGGAGTTTTAACTTTATCGAACATCCCAATGACATTGTTGTGGGGCTTACTTGCAAGGAGCTTGACCTAACTGTCATGCGGTATATACGGCCCAAGACTAAACGGTTGGATCATAGCTTATTTGTTTTAGGTGAGTTCTACCAATCAATGGGTTTGAATGACATTATTGCAAAAGCTTCCATCGCCACTGCGGACGTTTGCAAATTAAACCTAATTGACCTTCATGCCAACCTTGATGTGGGTGGGTACGCTTGGCTGAGAAAGGGTGCATGGCCTAGTGATGGCGTAAATGGTTTGAAACGTGCATCAAAAGTCCGACGCGCTAATCTGGAGCTCTCCGAGGAATTTTTAAAGCTTATTGACACAATGTCCCCGAAGAAAATAAAAGCTTTTGTACTCACAGAAGAATTTCGGAAATACAAGCCTTTATTTTTAAAATCGGATTGGTATGGGGCCTTCGATGTACGGGACCCTGTAGTTAGAGCTGCAATGGTTGGTATCCTGCCTGAGTCCGTGCCATCCCTGCCCAAACCTCCCGTACCCGTACCAATGACCTCAAACGAAGTCATTCAGGACGACTATATTCGTCACCAAACCTACCTTCTCCGCTATGCGGGCGGGTTGCGAAATCAGGTTTCCCCTGCACTTATAAAAACCGAAAAGGCTCTATACGATAGCGTGATGACCTGGATTGCTAAGGCAGATGGGAACAGAACACTGACGGGACAAAGTGGTCGGGCCTGGCAAAGCGAATTTGAAAAGGCATTGCTAGGTATCCGGACACCTGCATGGGCGGAAATATCCAAAGAGGTTCAGGACCAGCTGACAGAATTAGCGAGTCTTGAAGTGGCAACGGCAGCAAAGACTATTGAGGGAGCACTCCCTGTGGTTATCGGATTAAATCGTCCACCTGTTGCACAATTGCTCTCCATAGTAAACAGCGAGCCATTTCAGGGTCACACTTTAAAGCAGTGGCTAGACAGAACTGCCCGCGCCGATGTTGATCGTTTACTTAGTTACGCCAAGGTTGGTGTTATACAGGGGCAAACGCCAACGCAAGTTGCTCGAGGTATTGTTGGGACGAAAGGTGCGGGCTATAGCGACAGCATCTCTAGGAAGGCAATTAAGGACCTGGAAAGTGTAATCCTTACCCTTACAAACGGAATTCAGAATGAGTCCAAGCAGGCACTCTACGAAGCAAACGCAGATATCATAAAGCAAGAACTCTTTGCAAACACGTTAGACAATCGCACGTCCCTTCCCTGTATTGGTGCAGGCGAG